ATTGCTCTCCGTAAGCTTGAGGAAAGCTTGATGTATGCGGTGAAGAATATTGTATTGGAAGCATAGTGCCGTGGAAAGATATACTACTAATCATACTGTGTGTCATTATTTTTCTCACTCTGTATATGGGATTCTTTTGGGTAATGGGGAAGGTATCAAGTACTGATGCCACTCAGAAGGACAACCAAAAACGAAGACGAAGGAACAGCTAAACAAACGTTGAGAATGAACAGTGATTGGTTACCATCTGTTCACTTCTCAGATACCGATGAAACTCAGATTAGTCTTGTAATTGAAACTCTTGATGATCGTTTTGTACTTGACATTTATGTGACAGACAGGGAAGCTGCGTGTGCGGCATTCCAAAATGCTTTTACTACCCTACAGGAGTTACAAATCGGAGATTGAAATGTTTACCGTAGACCAGATTATCCTTTTCTTGAAGACTTGCGAGAGACAGGGTATGACTATGAGCGATGTGATTCAGATTCTTCAGTTCACAGGCTCAGAGCAAATCCCTGTTACGATCAAGGAGCCTGTTCATGTATTTAGTGAGTCCCAGTCAGTTTAGTTGTCATCAAAAATGTCCACAACTTCATAAGTACATCTATGAGATGGGGTATCGTCCCAATCTTGGGACTGAGAAGCACTTTGAGGTTGGACTCTATTTCCATGAATTAGCGCATTTCTACTACCAGCTTTTGAAGGCTGGGTATAAAGTAGGAGACCCGCTTACCTTTTCCGCTATGGATACCAAGATGCGGAATGATATCATGGAAGTACATGACGATTTTATTGGCACGCTCACGCAGGTTCATATCATATTCCGTAGGTACTTAGATCGTCGAACGGAAGACATAGACAAGGGTATTGAAATCGTAGAGGTAGAAAAGGAATTGATCCATCCTCTATATGAAGAAGCTGGTTTGCATGGTATTGTCGATCTTTTGTATAGGTCTAGAGGTAGACTTATTCTAAGAGACCACAAGACTGGTGAAAACAAATCTGCACATTCCGATGACTCTGTTGAAATGGATTCTCAACTCATCCTGTATGCATGTATTATCTGGCTGTTGTTCGGTGAGGTTCCAATTGTAGAAATTTCTTGGGTCAATTCCAAGATAGATTACAAGGGTGCCGCATCCAACGATCAGCTTTTTGGGTTGTTCAGAAAGACTTTGACCAAAGAATACCTAGAAGCCTTCTGGACATACTTCACTGAATATGTCTATCATATGCAGACTGTACCTGCGATTAGACATATCAGTAGCTTCAATTGCAAAGGTTGTAAGTTTAGGAACCCCTGTAACTTTGAGTTGCGTGGATTGTCTATCAAAGGTATGCTTGAATCCAACTACAAGCATGTCGAGAGAGACTATGAGTTCAGGAAATTCACAGAGATTGCACGAAAGCACACCAAGGTTAACGGCTCCGATCAAAGAGATAGTGATTCATCTGATGGATGGTTCTCTATTAACGGTCGCAGTCCCGTCTAACGGTAAAGGCTTCTATCGTGTAGTTGATAAAATAGTGCATGGCGTTGTAATTGTTGAACATGAGGTGAATATTAGCTATGACCCTAAAACCATTGACACTGGATGAAATTGAATGGTTCGTAAAGGTACTCCTGTATGGACCAGAAGGTGAGGGAAAAACATTCTGGATTGCTGACAATTGTCCTAAGCCTGCTGTGTGGATTGATTTTGAGAGAAGCTCAGATACAATTAAAAGAGCTGCTGAAACTATTCGCCCCTCCTGGAAAACGGATATTGAAGTTGTCCCAGTTACACCGAAGGACAATCCAAATGACGTTAGAGATTTCGTTAAGAACATAGAGAAGACAAAGTTTAAGACTCTTGCATTTGATACCCTTTCCACTTCACAGACTTTCCAGTTAAATCACTGGATGACTACTGGTAAGCAAAAAGGTGAGAAAGGTGGTATGCCTGAATGGACTGATTATCGTTGGTCCACAACCATATTCAATCGAATGCTAATGGATCTTCAACACGCAGCAATTAACGTTGTCGTAGTGGGTCACGAACAGACCTATTGGGAAGGCGAAGGAGAAAGCAGAAGACGTGTTGAAATAGGTCCTTCTGTTACACCAGCGTTACATGCTTCGGTGAAACAGTTGGTATCTGGGGTGATTCGTCTCCAGAATAAAACTACCCAGAAAGTAGTTGCAGGAAAATCCGTATCCGAAACTAAGAGCACTATGCTAGTCCGTAGAAAGGGACTGTATATTGCTAAGAATCGGTATGGATTAACGAGTCAGGAAATAGAAGATCCCACATGGGATAAACTCTTTGGAATTGGAGAACTAACTGATGCCTATTGATATGGACCTGGGTGGAATTGCCTCCGCTGGCACTCCACTACCTGAAGGTGATTTCATCTTCGACATTGCTGATGTTACTTTGAAGAAGGCTCAAGAAGGTAAGAAGGGTCATAATCTTCGCCTTCAGCTAGAAGTCTCAGAGGACAATGCTGACGAAGTTGGCAGAATTCATCTTGAGAATGTCAACATTCAGAACACGCCAGTTTCGAAGTCTTTTGTTAAGGCTTTCATTACTAAGTGGCTGAATCAGACTGACGACGAAGTTGATCGTATGACCTTCGATATCAACGATCCAGAAGATACCGAAACTTACGACGAGACAATTCCTGACTTCACTGTGCGTAGCCTCAACGGAGTTCCTATGATCGGAACAAAGATTGGTGGAACTGTGAAGCACAAGGAAGAGGGTGGCAAGATTTACGGCAACATCGTTGCTTGGCATTCTGTCAGCTAACTAGAAAGGGAGGTCGGTATTTCGGTGCTGGCCTCCCTTTCTACGTTTTTGTACGAGATGAGAGATGGACGATCTTTCGAGGTTCTTAGACTTTTTGTTCGAAGAAACCGAGGGTTACGTATACGTAGCAACGAAAGATACTCTGGCAGTTAATCAATCTTGGGAACAAAAGTTCTTCAAGTGGCCTATGGGGAAATCTAAAGTCTACGATTATGTCACCAAGAATCAGGAGAAGCTAGATGTATACGTAGCACCAGCTTTATACAAATCCGATTTGAATGCATTGAAACCAAATGTGCAAGGAACATCTGTAGTATGGGTGGAGTTTGATGGGCAACAAGCGATTGACTTTCAGGACTTACCTGAACCAGATTGTATTGTACAAACTAGTAGCGACACCCATATGCACTGCTATTGGAAAGTACCATATTTTACCGATGTTGCACAACTCGAAGGCATCAATAGACGATTGATGTTTTATCTAGAGGCAGATGCTTCTGGATACGATGCTACTCAAGTTCTTCGCCCTCCTCTTTCAAAAAACTGGAAGCACAATGGTGTTCCGGTAACTTTGAAAACATTGGAGGAACACCCGCTTCCTAAGTTGTTGAGCATTTTCGATGTTGCTCCAATAGTCGAGCGGGAAGTAATTAGACTCAATGCAACTATGTTGCTTGATCCAGGAGAGTTACTGAAAGCTCTCCCTCTGCACGTTCATACGAAGAAAAGAATAATGTCGGAAACTCCGGACTTCGGTTCTAGGTCTAGTTTCTTGACTAAAACTGCTCACGAAATGGCAGAACAAGGATGCAATCACCTACAGATCGTTACTCTTTTGTCTTATATGGACGACAGAGTGGGAAAGTTCAAAGGACGCAGAGACAAATTAACGAGGCTATCAGAACTGGCGAGCCTCGCATTATTAGCGCATCAAGTGGAGGAAGGGTGGACATTATACTCTCCACTGGATATCATCAATCATAAGGAGACATTGGATTGGATAATTCCTGGTTGGCTTCATACCAAGGGTTTTATGATACTTACTGGACCCCCGGCTGCTGGAAAGACCTCCTTAGCAATAGAGATGGGTTACCATCTGCTTACACAGCCGGAATTTTTAGGGAGGGACGTTTCCCACAATCAATTGAAGATACTCTTGTTGAGCTTGGAAATGAGTTCCGTAGAACTTCAGTACATTTTCCAACACTTGAACAAAAAGTTCGCAAACAATGAGAAGTGGGACGTCGGATTCAGGGTTTTGGACGAGGAGAAAACTCTCCTTGAATATGAGGAGATTATAGCTGAATATGAACCCGATATTGTTTTTCTGGATTCTCTCACAGAACTCGCATCTGAGGAACTTAAAGAATCTGAGGCTAGAGCGATTACACGCTGGATTAAAAAGTGTAGACGTAAATACAATACCGCCTGGGTATGCATACACCATAATCGTAAAGACACCTCCAGGAAAAAATTCAAGGAAACTCAATTGGGCGATGTTTATGGATCTTACATATTCGGTAAAGATTCTGATACTGTACTAAATCTTGAACGTGATGTTGATGATGATACTCAGATTGCTTTGTATAATTTGAAGGGTAGATACGATCGCAAATTCATGGTGGAACTGGAACAAGATCCTGAGTCACTATACTTCTCCGTGAAAGGAACATTGCCTTTTGATAGTGAGCGACCGGACACAATTAAGCCAGGTACAATCGACCTTGGCCTCTAGACCAAATAGTCCTATAGCAATTGATACTGAAACAAATTGGACAGATTCACATGAAGCTAGATTCTGTTTAGGTGTATCAATTGCTCAGGAAAATGACCATTGGTACATTCCTGTAGGGCATAAACCTTTTTTAGGTGATCCTCAGGAAAATATTGATTATATACCTCCACAATTCTTTCAGGATTTGGAGCCATTTACGATTCTAATGCATAATGCTAAGTTCGACTTGCATGTGCTTAGAGCATTGGGTTATGAAGGTAGATTCAATAATCTGTTCGATACGATGCTTATGCATCATTTTATTGATGAAAATGAATACCACGATCTAGATACGCTTTCGCAGAAATACTGCACTGTTCCAAAAAATGTGAAGCTTAAAAAAGCTCTCATGATTGACTGGGACAACTCACTGATATACGGGATGCACCAATATGCGCAAGAAGATGCTATGGCTACTCTACAACTATTCGACGCCTTGCGCCCTAGTTTCGGACCGTATGAAGCAGCTTGGAACGAAGTTGATAGATACTTTCTTTATTGTTTGCTGGACATTGAAGGGAGGGGTATTCCTCTTGATAAGAAGAAATGTGAAGAACAAGAAATCCTATGCCGAACACGGATGGAAAATATCAAAAGAGAATTGGGATGGGATTGCGGTTCCTCTAATCTCCTACAGGAGAAACTCTTCAAACCTAGTCCTGTGGGTTATGGACTTACTCCTCTTAGTCACACCCCTAAAGGAAAACCACAGATCAATACTGATTTCTTGGAGAAAACAAACCATCCTGTCTGTGGACTCATCTTGGAATATCGCCGGTGTCAGAAGTTGGCATCTTCTTATTTTGCCAACTACTTGGCTATCTCTGGAACTAATGCCAGACTCCATCCGACGTTCAAAATGCACGGCACAGTCACTGGACGGCTATCTTGTGAAAACCCTAATCTCCAACAGGTTCCTCGTGATTCGCCGGTCAAAAAGATGTTTCATCCCGAATCAGGAATGCAACTCTGGGAAGTTGACTTCCGAAATCTAGAAATGAGAATGGCCGCTGTATATTCTCAGTGTGCATCACTACTACAAGTATTTAAAGAGGAGGGTGATGTTCACCAAACGGTTGCAGACTCACTTGGAATCTCAAGACAGTTGGCAAAAATTGTCAACTTCTTACTTATTTATGGTGGAGGGCCAGAAGCTCTATCTTTCCAAGCTAAAATTGGTTTCAATCAGGCGAAAAGAGTCTACGGCGACTATCGTAGGGGTTATCCGGAATTATTTCGATTTGCTGATAATGCTGAAGCACTCGCTATCTCTAAAGGGCAGGTACGTCTTTTTTCTGGACGAGTACGGCATTTTAAATATCAATCGGAATGTCGCAAGGCATTTAATGCTGTCGTTCAAGGAGGAGCATTTGAACTTGTCAAGAGGTCGATGCTCCGTCTTGAGAAGGCCGGATTTGACATGCGAAACCAAGTTCATGATAGCGTATGGATTAATTGTGATTCTGAAAAGGATGCGGAAGAAGCAACCCACCATATGTCTGACTGGACAGAAAAAGATTTCGGTTTATTATTCAGCACTGACATAAAGAGGTTAAACTAATGAAGATTTTAGAAAAAACTGATATGGGTGAATATGTTGTTCAAAAAGAACAACATGACTTTGATGGAACTGGTACAAATATGATGGAGATAGAAATAGCTTATACTCAAGATGGTAAATATATAGGTGAACCAAGTTGGGCAGCGTTTCTAACATCTGAAGGAATAGTTCCAGAATTTAGAACTGCAACGTCCGCAGTATGTTCTATTGGTTATTGCCAGCTTACAGAAAAATGGTATGGTTGGTCCCATAGAGCTATGCAGGGGTTTGCTGTTGGAGATGAATTTCAAAGTCAAACCATTAGAACAGTAGAGCAAGCTAAAGAATGTGCTAAGATTTTCGCAGAAAGTGTATCCTAATGGGATGGTTTATATCAGACATAGTACCCCTGTCCGATGAAGAAGCAGCTGAGGAACAACTTAGATACTATAACGAACATCTTAATTCATCTAGTGGTGTAGAGCGAATTGAAACTCCAAAGGGAGAAATGGGTTGGAGAATCCACTCTCTTAAACCAGAGTTTGAATTTAAAGCTGCTCGTGATTACGGTATGGGGTTATATGTAGTACACAAAGAAACAGGAGTTGTATGCGAACATATCAATAAATGGTTTCTAGATGGACAAGTACTTCTGTGTACAGTTTGTCATTTCGAGGGAACATAATGGGTAGATATCAACTCACCTTTGGTCCACCAGTGGATACCAGAAAAGTACCATGTGATAGATGTGGTTTGATGGATGCATCTGTTAAAAGATGGGGTAATCAATTACCTTGTGCTTGCGGTAATGTCCCCCTGTGCGAAGATTGTTTTAATATTCACGCCGATGAAATAGCTAGAGAGGTAATAGGATGAATGAGTCACCAGATATTCCAGATACAGAGAGAGATCTGTATCCTAAGTATCATATATATAATTTTGATAATGAAATGAAACACAAATATTGTTTTTATTTTGTTTTGGATTTACACCATGATGAGTTTGCAGAGGCTGCAATTTGGACTTATATCAACGCATGTCAAGAAAAATACCCAGAGCTGGCAAATGATCTACATGCAAAAATGTCAGCAATTAAAGCTCAAAAAATGGCAGAAGAACTAAAGGAGCCAACAGTCTAATGTTTTTTGTAATCGACTTTGAAACCAGTGCGCTTGATCCTTGGAGGGGGCAACCATTAACACTAGGGATTGTTCCAGTAACTCAATATGGAGAGATTCTTCCCAAAGAATCACAACTCTATGTGGAGTGGAACGTAGAAGCAATTACACCGGATTGGGCATTTCCTGCCAATCTTACCGATACAGAATCATGGTGGAATGAGAAGCGTCAAGTTGATGATCCAGCTTTTGCAGCTGCATGGCTAAGAGAATTGCCAACTTATGATGCAGATACAATTCTGGATACTATTGAGGAATATGTAGAATCCATCGAAGGCGATAAGACTCAACGATTTCTCTGTGCTAATCCCATGCGATTTGACGGAATGTGGATGGCCTACATTTTCTCTATTCAAAATAGAGACGAGCCTTTCCACTATCGCAATTTGTGTCTGCGTAGCATGAGATACGGCATTGAATACGGAGGAAATCCGGAATTCGGAAATGCTCGTGATGAGCATGAACTCAACGGATACATTCCGCATCATGCACTTTGGGATGCAAGAATGGAAGCTCTTGATCTTGTTTATCTCATGGAGCAATCAAAGCTTTCACAAGCTGCAAGAAACTACTGGGCAATGGATCAGAATCAATAGGACATGAAATTCACTAAACTCACCTACAGGAGTTCGACCACGGATGAAGTAGTTAATCTACTTTGTCCGTGGTCACACACTGATATGAAACCACCCGGCTCTTTGATTTTTCATAGAGATGGCAGAAATATTAGATTTGCACTAGCAGCTAGCGAGATTGTAACTGTATGTCTATGAGGCTACTTCTAGGGATTGATCCTGGGGAGACGACTGGTTGGGCAAGCGTAACTCTAAGTGAAACAGGGGTTTTAAAGGTGGTGGAGTTTGGGGAGTGTCGAGATTTGACAACACACGAACTTTCGGATCATATCTCGAATCACGATCTAATGATTGTTGAGTCTTTTTTAGTTGATCCAGCAATGTCTCGAACAGGTGCTTTTGACCATTCCGATATGAAGACGATTCAGGTGATAGGAGCGTTGAAACTTCAATCCCGTTTACACGGCACGCCAATTGTCGAGCAAAGTCGAACCGTGAAACCTGTGGGGTACGGATTTCTTCGAATGAAGTACGTAAAGGGAAAAAAGGGGATGCATTCGACCGATGCAATGGCTCACGCTGTTTATTGGGCGGTGAAGAATGCTGGCGCAAAGCCTCTTGGAATTGGATAGTTCTACGTTCAGATGCAGTCAGTCCACCAAAGATTCCGAATTCTTCCCAGTTTTCTAAAGCTACATCTAAGCACTCATCTCTTGCATTACACCTATTGCAGATCGCCTTTGCATAGGCTACTTCACCGAGATGGTCCTCATCACAAAAAAATACTGACGTTGGTATTTCTTTGTTGAGACAAAAAGCTGCACCTGTCAGATATCGTTTCCCCATATATCATCAGTGTAGTTTGCCCTATAGTTTATAGCTATAGTATTGCGATAGCTGACCGCTATCCGATTTGGATACCTGGATACAGTTTATGCCCTATTTAGAGCCTCAGACGGCCCCTCGGTGAGGGGAGTCGGAGATAGGGCGGATCCGCACCTGAGTATCCACCCATATGGTTTCACCGCTTGTACGTGAAGGGAGAGCAGTGTTCATTTGTAGATTACATGATAAAGCTGGAATACGGCGTAAAACTCTTGAATTAGAGAGATTTTCGGAGTATTTAACGGCTCCTGAATCTCAAATCCGGGTTAGACAGATTTCTGATTCGCTGTTTCCTGTAGGGGATCCTATGATTAGATTTCATTTCTCGCATATAATTAACAAAAACGCTGTAAATGTGGAGTGTTACTATGCCGAAGGATGAAGAAGCATCTTTTGTAACGGATAAGCAACTTAAAGCTTTCATTGAAAAATGCAGAGAGGATTTCAAAAATCCAAAGCCGAATCCACCCTTGGTGGTTAGTCCTGCAATGTACGAATATTTGAAATCGAAAGGTCTAATTCGTGGCAAAGGGTAGAGAGAGTGGTTTGGACATAAATGAGCTTCTTAAAGAGACAGAGGATTTGCTTAAGTCTCTTGAAGCTAAGACCTGTAGGGGATGTAAAAAGAAGAAAGTTCTTGTGGATGGTTGGTGTCAAGAATGCATAACATTAAGAGCTGAGAAACGTCAAGAGAAATTAGAAAATGCTAGACATATCGACAAGGGATATGTTAGAGTTTACAAGGAAATAGATGGTGAAATGAAACTTGTGTATGAGCACAAGTGGTTAATGGAACAACATTTAGGTCGTCCATTAACAGAAAGAGAAGTCGTCATTCACAAGGATAATAACCACATGAACAACGACTTCTCTAATTTACTACTCAGTCTTAAGGGGGGAACTCCTTTTGACTGGTTAGTCTGTGACTGCTGCGGACAGCGTGGATCTATTTCGATAGTTCCTTTGCCCGAGCAATGATCTTTTCAACGTCCTTGGTATCCATAACAATGTCGCCTGTACTCTCGTTACGAATTCTGAACGATGCACCATCTTTCCTGTAGCTACCATAGATACGATAACCGTTAGCTTCCAGTCCTGGATTCAATTTACCAAGTTCGTTCTCATACTTATCCTTGAGTCCGTACAGGGCAGCAGTCTGCTGATTATTTGTTATCTGAGTAATTGGCAAACCCAAACCAAATCGTCCCGACAGGAGTTTCCTTTTATCCCCGCTTCCAGGAATACCGGGCATGGACTTTCCAGCATTAATTAGATCCTCCGCCGGATGCACAAACGGAAGGAAAGAATCGGTGAAATAATCGGTCGGCCCTTGGATTGGTTTCTGATTGAAGAATTTCTGATCTGCGGCCATTTCTGGAAGGGCCTTTGCAAATGGGTTTGTTTGTGCCATGACATTTCTAGCCCAATCCGGAACATTAAGTACATTTGTATTTCTATTTAGAACGTCAGTAGGTAGGAATTGACCGCCAAGCAACCACGGGTTTTCACCCCCAGCGAGTTTACGATAACCAATCTCTCTTTGGTACTCTGGGGTGAGCATATCAGCGTAGTCGCCGTTGTCATCGTCCAAGAAGAAGCGATTAGTTTTTGCAAACTGACTGGGATGCAAGAACATTCCCTCTGCAAGAGCTGGCATTGCCTTACGAGTATAAGTGTAGAAGGGAAAGAGCCGCTTAAGATATTTCTTTTCGAATAGAGTCGAAGCTCCATAATCAAAGAGATACTTGTTAACCCTGTAGGCAGATGCTCTAGTTGCGGCTTGGATAGCAGCTTCTTGACTACCAGTTCTCTTCAAAGCAGTAGGAAGTTCTTCCTTAAATGCATGAAGGAAGTGAGTGAATCTAAAGAAATCCTCTCGTCTTTCTGATTGTTCTCTAATCAGGTTAGAACCTCTGCGTGGATCAAATTTCTGAGCAGCTTCTGCTTTTGTAGTAATAGCAGGAGTATCGAAATCTGATCTTTTGAAACCACCAGTAGAGACATTCTCTTCAAAGATTTTCTTCAGATCAGCCCAAGCGAAATCAATACCGCCAATTTTCTCAGTAGCATTCGGATTGCCTCTAACCTTGTTAATCAATCTTCTGAGATTAACATAATCCGATGCTCGCACACCATCAATGAATGACATAAACATATCACCCATTGAGTTACGAATGTGGAAACCTGGGTAGTAGATAGTAGCAGCTTGCTTAAACCATCTAGTAACTGTATCCACCATAGTAATAAATGCGCCCATCTCCTTGGTCGCATTCGCACCAGTTAAACCAATATACTTGTCAAATACATTAGCGATATCGTTTGGAAGATACCAGTCATCACCAGGACCTAGTTCTTTCTGAAGCCTAGTTTCGAGTTTACTACTAACTTTAGTAAGTCGGTTCTTAAGTTGAAGTGTTTTAGACATCTTATTGGCTTTGATACCATAGTTGTCTAGCAAACTTCCTTTGAACCAAGCTTGAGTTAGCTTTCTGTTTGATTTTAACTTTCTATAAAGCAAAGATCGGAAAGCATCTTGTTCGACTTTAAGTCCCTGAGCTTGAGCCGCTCTAATGTGGTTCGCCGAGAGAGACTTAGAACCACTTACACTGTTCTTAACGGCGCTCTTGTAGTTCTTAATATCCTCCATGTACCCCTTTACAAGTTTTGGCTTGTAATAGTTATACACGTAATTACTAGGCATTATATCATCTGCTGAACGAATGCCTGCTTCTACTTCATCTTGCCACATTTCTCTATATGCACGCTTGAGGAAATCTTGTGCAGCCTGTAGGCGAGCAGTAGGTGCATTGGTATTAGTAAGGATTCTTTGATTGAAGCCTTTTCTTTCTTCCTTAGTTAGCTTCAAACTCTTAACGATATCCTGAACAGAAGCATGGAATGCTTCGTATGCTTCCTGTCCAGTAGATTTAACAGCTTGAGCAATTTGAGGTGTAACAGAAGGAAATTGCTCGCTGAATTGAATCCCCTCTAGAGGCGAACCCCACTTATATTTGGCGGCATGATATGCCTTACCAAGTCTAGTAAATGGAATTTCTCTACTACCGATGTGAATTCCTGGAATATTTTGAACTTGCTTGTTCAGCTTTTCAAAAATTTCTTTGCGAACACCGGCGATAGTATTATCTAGCTGCGACTTAGCATGTTCTGCTGCTTGACTAGACATACGAAGAATATCGTCTTTAGTCTTCGGAGCATAATGAAGCAGAACTTTCTCAACATCCGCTATAGTTTGCGCTGGATTAGCTCGTCTAGTAAGTCTTACTAATTCATCTAGATATTCTGCAACATATTTATCTTTTCTTAGTTTAGCAATTTCAGCTTTTGTTAGTGTCTTGCTACTAGACAGAATGTCATCAAATGTTTTATGAATATTGTCGAGATTTTTGAACATGAATGTACGCATCTCATTAGATACATTATCAGCTATAACATAGGCACCTGTCTGAGCGCCAATAGTTCTACCGGCAGCAGCACCTCCACCAATTCTTATAGTAGAATTCTCTAATCCTCTCTGTGCTGCATCATGCAAAGCAGTTCTACCTACAGGGAGAGTAGGAGAAATCTTACCAGGACCATTTGGATTAGGTCTTGATGTAGCTCTCTTAACATTGAATGGTTTTGTCAAACCTCTTGAATCAATTGCATCATCAACAGTTTTTCCAACTAGTGCCTTATAAGCATCATCTGCATTAGTGCCCGATCTTACCGAATCCCCTACAGCTGTGAATATCTTACCACCAACGATATTAGTTGGATCAGCAGCAATTTCTCCACCAAATCCTGCGCCCCGTTTTGCATTATCCACGTATAGTTCGGTGGGCTTTTCAAATCTAGTACCTTGAGATACCGCTCTAATATCATTCAAGCCAGAGAAAGGAATACCAGGAGCTTGATCCATAGAAGCTAGTTGTTCTATGACATCACCATAACCCGGCTTTTCTTCTCCTGAAAGACCTTTCCAGAAAGCACCAGGAGCACCTTTAGCAGCTTCTCCGAATTTTTCAATTCCTGGGTCACCTGCATTTATATCTTCAAGGGCTTCTTTCAGAGTATTGTTAAGAGCGTAAGAAGGACGAGAGATTTTATCCAGAAGCCATAGAGTAGGTGTTTTGGCGGCACCAATAGTAGGCCGCAGAACATCACTAATTGTGTCATTTCCCGGAACCCAACTAGGAATATCAATCTTCGCCATGAACCCAGTATTACGCTTATCAGTTAGAAGATCAGCAGTGTCCTGAGAAAGTGCACCAAACTTAGGTTCTTCACCAGATGTTGCACCAAAACCTTGATTGCCAGATTGCATCTCTCTACGACGAGCATCTAACAATTTAGCTGCGTGATCTTGTCGCTCCATCTCTTGAGCGGCTTTTTCTCTCTGCCTATCGTTTAGTAATCTGGCACTAAGATTTAACACCATAGCTTGCTCTGGTGTACGGACAGCCGGGTTCCTTGTATATTGTCCTAGTCTCTGATTAAATTCCTGAACAAAACGTCCGGCAGTATCTGTCATGACTTTTGAGTAAATTTATCCGAAGAAGAATTAGAGGTCGTTCTACCTGTAATAACAGGAGTACGATTGGGATTATACTGGTTGAAGAAGTTCAACAAATACTGAAACATAGCCTGTTGTTCTGCCTGACCACCAGAATTAGCTGTATAATCAGCCATACTCTTATGATATTGATCTAGTGCATACTGATTAGCAGATTGACTTGTGCTTCCACCAGGACGACCCCTAGTAGGCTTAGTTAGCATCTTTGAAAGATTAGGGTGTTCGGAAGTTTTCCAAGTTGTTTCTAGATACTTAACAGCTTCAGCAGGATCACCAGTAATATTCCAAATTCGATTAGCTTCATCCAGTGTCTTTTGATCGGTAATACCGGAAAGACCCTGGACAACATCTGGGTAATTTTGCTTGATATTCTCATCAGCAGTTCCAGTCAGAGTTTTTGCAAAATCTGCGAGGCTTGCACCAGACGCAGTAGCTGCTCTATCGGCTTGCTGACTATCAACTGTTTGATTGTACTTATTCATGAGGAAATCAGCCATCAAGCTGTCTCCACCTGAAAGACCTGATTGCGCATTGATCCATTCTTTAGGAGTTAACAAACCTTCTCTAGCCTGCATCCCAAGATTAGAACCAGTTTGATTTGCAATTACTCCAAGCTTATCGTTTGTTGCAAGATCGCTAGCCTTATTGGTTTCTGCAATCTGCGACAGATAAGCCATATCCTGTCCAGCCTGTTGACCACCCAAAGACTTGGCATAATCGACGCCGATATTCTGACCATTGCCTTGTAGAGCAGCAGTCAATCCACCTTGAATCTTATTGCGTTGGTCAATACCACCTTGATAATCGGCAGCAATTTGATTCTTAGCTTCACCAAAAGCTTGTTGTGCAGCACCGCCAGCCTGCCCTAGTCTATCTCCCAATTGATTGAGATAGTCCTGGGAGTAGGGAGACTCCCAATGACCCGGAATATCCGGTTTTCCTGCAAGTGCGGCAATTCTAGATTCAATATCAGTAAGAGGGTCAGGAGTATTGGCAGTCTGAATCTGGCTTTGTGCCTGAGCAAGAGAACCGTCATCAACAGCTGTTTGATGCCTATCCTTTAAGAAATCTAAATATGTTTGCAACTGATTATTAGATGCATCTCTCATTGAAAGTCCACCACCACGTGCATTTGTATGAAATGAATCATGCAAATCTGGTGGTTTAGGATAACCGCCAGGAGGCATATGACTAGATGTTCCTGTAGGATGAAGTCGTCTATTATTAGGAAGTCTAGGTCTATATGCAGCATCTAGTGCAGCTTGCTTAGCCGCATCAGCCATCATCCCCGATTGCAAAGCTGGAGATGCATTTTGTGCATTCTTTTGATAAAGCTGTCTTAAATACTCTTCAAGAGTTGACATGATTACCCCGGTAGCAAGCTGTTAATTGAGAATCCAAGATTCTCTTGAATTTTTTGACGAGCAATATTAGCTAAACGATCTGTAGTCATTTGATTTGCTGATGCTTGAGATGCATCTTGTCCAGCATTAATTTGATTTTGTAGATCAAAATTAACACCAGAATGAACCATGCCAGAACTTGCAAGCGCATCTGAAAGACTTCTTCTTTGTTGAAGTCCCTGTGCAGCGATCTGTCGCAATTTAGAAGCATGATCGGTACGTACTCTGTTTGCTTGATAATCAGCCTGAGCAGTTCCCTGCCCAAGAGCATCAAGAAGACTAGTTAGTTCTGGAAGTGCCACGTTGAGTCAACCTTTGTCTAGCTGCCATTTGAAGTTCTCTACCTTTAAGTGGAGTAGGGCCACCAGTTCTAGGACTAGATTGAATTCCCATACCCCTAGAATATATACCGACTTTACCCCGTGCGTCAACAGGACGAATAAGCCTTCGCATAATTTTATCCATACTCATAAAACTATTCCTGTTTCATAATTGTCTATTCTTGTGACACCATCTAACCTTAAGCCAGTATATGTATCTGTTATATTTATAGGATACGCATCAGTTGCTGATACTACAAGAGTACTATTATACCAAATGCTATAACATTTACCAACAGCTATAAATAAAATTTCGTCTCCTATAATTGGTGCAGCATGAGCAGACGCTACTTCCCAAAAATTCCCACTTTCGGTTCTTTGAATAAAAAATCCTTGAGTATAAGACCAGCCACCTAATAAAGAACCTGGCGTATCATAATCTAAAGGGGCAGACTGCCGCAGAAACATAGATATTGTTCCAAACCCACTTGGATCTAATGAAATAACTTCACATTTGGTATAAGAATTATATCCTGTAAGTGCAGTCGTATAGCGAGCAGTACCACCTCCAGTTATAATAGCTCTATCTAAAAGTTGATTATTATCTATACTTAAATTCTCTGCATGTAATTCGGCCTCTGACCAGTCAGAACCTAAATTTGTATTATTAGTTCTATTAAAATTATCTGTAAATTCAGATACAAAATCATACTGGCTAAAATTGAAAATACATGTTTCTCTAAATATCATACCCATACCACGCCAAATATCAGACATAATTACCTCTAAGAGAGACAGTTAGAATCTCACCATCTCCATCAGGTTCACTATCAATTGTAACTAAAATTCTATCACTTGCAACAAAATTGATAGGAGTACCTAAAACATCATTCTCAGTTGTATCTCCCGCTGAGATAGTTGTAGTATTAATTACAGAGTACACATAACCTGGAGAAGAGCCTCGCCATACTTTAATAACATAGTCAGTGGAAGAAGCTAAAACTAGAGATACTGAGATTTCCACTAGATCAAATTCTCGGAAATTATCATACCTTCCAAGAGTAACAGTTCCACTTGGAGTTACGGTTGTTCCATAAGACCATTCTTTTTCAAATGTCCTTACGTTGGAGGGAATTGCTAAAATTTGAGCTTGTAGATCATCAATTTGATCCTGTAGGTCAGATGTTACTATAGCTATTGCAGTTAGAAAATCATCTATTTCAGTCTTTGTATAATAAATATCTCCAATTTCACCAACAATAATTTCAGCAATTAAATCGTCTACTTCTGTTTTAGTGTAGTAATTCGTGAGATCAACCAGCTCTTCGTTTTCATTAATGAATTGAATCAATGAGTCAACATCTACTGCGTGCTGATGATCTTCCCTAGCAGTAACTGGAGATGAACCTGTATTTGCATTTGCTTCAATAGAAATAGAAGTTGTAATTAAGGAGGGTACAGGCAATGCTTCACCGATATAGTGAAGATCTCTTGTCTCATGCTCTGGGATAGTTAACCCCAGTTTAAATAGTTCTCTTACATTCACGAAATTTCTCGACCAGTCTTCCTATGTGATTGAACATCAATCGCCGAGCCTAGAATGGTATATTCCTGAATTGCATTTGAAAGAGTAATTCTCATCTCAAATCTCACGTTACGAAAGACTTCTGGTCCATTAATTCTAATTAAGCCTTCATGCCAATCAACTACAGCTGCAACAATAGTATCGGGATTTCTTGATGTATCTGACTCTGTTAACCAATTATAATAGATATTTACGGCTTGTCCATTGGCATTGGAAGGGGCAGAGAAATTAATATAACCTAAGAGAGATCGTTTCTCATCAAGCATCTTTCCACGAACAGTTTTTGACAAATAATAAGCAATAACTGCGTCAGTTTCAGCAGCTGTTGCTAATTTAGTCAACGTATCCTGATAGCCAGAATATACTAAACACTCTACTGTGATAGTTCCAAAGGTAGGATCAACTGCTTGACCGTGGGCTAAGACAATATAGTTAGCTTTGCCCCAAATATGTGCCATTTCCATATTGGAGAAGCCAGCGATAATATCGGCAGGTTGTGTACCTGATTGAGCAAAAGTAAACTCTGTCCAGAAAATATTATCTAGTTTAGTATAGAAAATTCTAGCTTCAGTTGTTGTTTTTTGAGTGCCCCCCGGGAATGCTCCATCTAATGCTGTCTTTGTTTTACATATTAAGATTCCATCATCAAAAGGAACAAGTTTCCATTCGTAGTAGAGTTCTTGCAATATACCAATATCAAAATTATCTTGGATAGGTTCAGAGATGAGTTTGACTTCATCTTGATTTGTAACCCATACTCCACGAGTATCTACAAAATAAATGAGACCTTTATTTTCATATGCACAACTTTGATGATTAACTGCTACTGTAGCATCAATCAATCGAACAACCCAGTTTGCAGGCGATCCTAGGATTGAGATATTGTAGAAACCTGTGTTGGTAAATACAAAGAGTTTCGTTCCAATAGGAATAATTGAATGAATCTTTCCAAGTCCTGTTCCGGCTCCAATATGGATAAATTTTCCGTTAACGTCCCACGTTTCGGGATATGCACCTGGCGATGTTGGTGCGTCTGTGTAGTAAATCTTCGTATCATCCCAACACCACATCCTATCCTTGAAAACAAACAAACCTCTTTTAGTAGCTAGGTCCGCAGTAATCAGAGTTTCTGTTACAGTTCCTGCACTCCAGTTCCAACCTGTATCTGACTTCAAACCGGAATCATCCAGAATATAGATTTTATCCAAGTACGCCACAGCACCACGAAAATGTTGGATAGCTGCAAACTTTACAATAGCATTGTCACCCGTAGTTGCACCAGGAGTATCTCTATCAAATTGACGGATCATCCATGTATCCGCACCTACGCTCCAAATTGCAACAGGCCAAGTTTCTTGTGTTACATCGGGCAATCTAGTATACCAAACATCATGCCCGGTAGTTGGATAAGTCGATCTTGTATCAATGTTAAGGGGAGGAATAAATCCTCTTCTTGTCACAAGACGATCACCCTTAGCGATGAAATTTGTAACGGTAGGGCAGAAACCATCCTCCAAATTAACAGGATGGTTATAAGAATCTATGCCCCTCCCTACAGGAATTGGAATACTTTCCTCACCATAAATCACGAGATATATCCGTCCCAGATAGAATCATTCTGATCCATAATATCGGGTGCAATTTGCATAAAGGTATCGTCTCGGGTTTGCGCTTCAAATTTGCGATCTGCAATAGACGCTGCAAATTTCTTATCGTAATATTCCGCTGCTCGCCAGTTTTCATTACGCTGATGCAAACGACTTACTACAAAATCAATCAGTTCAGTTCTCCAGTTATCTGGCATTGAAACTGTTGAGCCTACTGCGGAAGCTGCTGTCAACAATTTGGAATATGTGATGACAACTATTGTTGCATCAGTTGAAAGTGGGCGAGGATAGAACTTGAGATTTTGTCCGGACGTATAGTATCCAACAGGAATTCCATCAGGCACTGTCGCAATTAGAAGTCTATCAATAGATTCCTCAGTCAACAAAGCTAGGGGTTCACTATTATAGAGAACTCTGTTGATTACAATAAGATCTGGAACAGCGGACATATCATATCCGAGCCTTACCGCAGCACCTGTAGTGTTAACCGTTGCTTGGAATAAAAGAGTTTGTCTAGCAATCTCTCTCATGCCATCATTGAGAAATGTTAGACAAGCTGCATCAGTTGCAACAACTTTATTTGTATCACCAAATAGAAGTTGGGCAGGTGTAATTATATCGGATGCTAGCATCTAGGCTCCACCTTTGTAGGGCGATCTTCATAAATGGTAATCTTTGCTTTACGATCTGTGTCCGTATAGGAATAAGAGGATTTAGTGCTATCAATGATATGCTTTACTAAATCCTTTTTGGATTCCGTTCTATCCCGCTCAGCGTTTCGTAGATCGTCTCGAATTTTCTTGTTATTTTTGTCAATGATATCTAGAATATCATGCTTCTTGGAATCCGCTAAATGAACCCGTTCTACCACAGAATCATTTAGTTCCCAAAATTCAAAGATTTTAAAGGCTCTAAGTCCATCTGGTGTTTGCCGAACTTCAGCCAAAACAAATGGCGCTTCAGAAAATCCACATGTATCAGGATCAACACACAGTACTTCAAGAGAATCATCAATATCCTTGATTCTCTCAACAACTGCATGAGCACCTTTTTCTACAATCATATCATCAATCATAATATAATTGTCACGACCAGGAACATGGAATGTTGCTGATTGATTCATAAATTTCCTACTATTATATCATGTATTTGATTAGTGGCACCAAATCCTGCTTGATATATTCTAGCTGTTCCCGCAGCAGAATATGTAGAATCCGTTGTAGTTACTTTGAGAGTAAGTGCTCCGGTAATTAAATCTACTTGATAAAGATTGAGAGTCGTTCCATTACATTCAAACCTAAATCTAAATGGATCACTAGGAGAAACAGCAGCAAATGAAGCTAATTCTGCCCCACCCCATTTAGCAATAAACCATCTATCAGTTCCTGATTCTTGCCAAGGCCCTACATAATAACCATTAGTTCCATCAAATCTTAAAATAAACGCAGCATCATGAACAGCTGATTCAGGTGAGAGAGTAGCTTCTATAAAGCAATTAGCATTTAATAAACTAGAATCGCCTAAGGCCAGATAACCACCATTAAATCCACCAGAATTACATATATAAACACCACCTTTAGCATCAACTACTCCAATAGTTTGAATATTTGGTCCTATAGTAGTCCATAGACCAGCAGCTAGAGAATCTATATCAATGGAATCCGCCATATTCCAAGGAGATGGAACAGGAATAGTTCCCCATGTACCAGCTATAAAATCATCTACGTCTAACCCATCAGAATCTGATGCTGCACTGGCTCCGATACCTAATCCTAAAGCTCTAAGCCAAACTTTATCCTGATAAGATAATACTTGTGCTCCATTTACATCTAAAAATACTCCCCCAATACCATTATGACGAACTCTAATTATATCTCCATCTGCTATTGCCATATCAGTAGTAGCAAATTGAACATTAGTATTATTCCAATTCTTACCTATAGAAACAAAATTATTGGCTCCTGATTTACCAAATTCTCCGTAGTAGTAAGAACAGTATGTACCACCTGCTCTACCACAATTAATCATTATACGACATGCACGATTATTGCCCGCAGCTAAATTTTCTCTATTAGTTATTCTAGCAAAAGCTTTTCTACTAGAGAAAACATTTGGTTCATGGGCAATAACATTGGATGCTCCACGAGTTCTTAACCTATTATTTACAATTTGAAAATGACTTGCTACTGCACCTACAGGCATTAACATCCAAGTAACATTATAATATTTATCATCATACACACCACCAATATCTCCTGCATCAGGACGTGTAAATTCATCAGTGAATTCAATAATTTCTGTTAGCCCACCAGCTTTAAGAATTACGTTTTTTCCACTTAATTTGGAGGGAGCTATTAATGCAGTATCAATAATTAATCCAGTCATTAATCACCTGTACTTATTCTAGCATCACTGTCAGTAGCCAGTACATTAACTGTAGGAGTTCCTGCTGAAGCAACTGCCCATAAATCATCACCAGATCCTAGTTCTAATGAAAATACATCAGTAGTTGCCATAGGAAAACCATCTGCCGCATTAACTGTGGGGCCACCCAAATAAATAACTGCTGATGGAGCTTTAATCAAAATAGTTTTTTTATTATTACCTCCACCCCCCTTAGAAATAAGTTCAGGAGTTGTAGATAAAGTAAATTTATCGTCTCTAATAGCCATTTAAATCCTTTCGTAAACAGAAAAAGCTAGGGTTGAGTCAGCCACTCACTAACTCAAACCCTAGCTTCTCTGCCCCTCCTTTGAGGTATTATGCTGCTTTCTTAAGCAGCACTCCTAGAAGTCCCCAGTCATTAGCAAGAGTATCTCCAGCTTGTGCAGAGTCTCTACCAATCTTGAGTGAATGGAATGCCCCTCTTGTAGTTGGAACCTTTGTTGGTCCAGTTACAACGGAAAGCAGGTCTTGCGCTACGGCTGTAAATACAGTGAAATTTGCAATGGTGGGAGTTTCAGAAACAAGAGATTGACCTTGAATCAAATCCTCAATATAGTATCCAATGGATACCCCACCTGCACCTGCACCTGCATTATATCCGTAAAAGAACATATCTACCGCATCCCAGTAGGGTGGGCAAACAAATCCTGTTGAAACAGCTTCAGATGCACCTGCTCCATCCAATGCCCATGCTTGATGGATTGCATCAGAAATAATTAGAGCAGGACCAGCGGCAGACGCAAGAAACATTTGTGCGGGCAAAAACATTCCAGATGGAACCAACTGAAATGTTTTTGTTCCGTCATCTTGTTCCATAGGCATTAGGCTGAAACCTCCGTAAGCGCAGTAAATCTACCGTGAGCATTACGCTTGTGAGTACCCAACTGCCAATATTGCTTCAAGAGAGCTTCGTATGCATCGAAGTTAGAAACCCACTTGAAAACTGCACCATCGATATCTTCCCAATACCAATCCTTATCACGGAAAATCTTCATTTCCTTTTCCGTAATCATTGCCATATTGGAAGCTGGCGAATCAGGATCTGCTACAACAGGAATTTCCTCGGAATCTGTATCAGCTTGGAAAGCCAAACCAACAAGACCACCCGTAAACTTCTTCGGCTCATTAAACCGACGAAGTCCAGTAAGAATATTCCAATAAGCTCTACGAACTCCGAGAGAACAGAACACTGCTGAAACCTTAGCTCCACCAGCAATTCTAATTCTATCAGCCATAGTAATCATGGCAAGTTCGGTGAGGTTAGTTGTAGTAATATCCATCGTAGACTTCCAGAACTCTTGAGTAGCAGTTGCTGGATTAAGTCCATGAAGCGCACCCGCTGAATTAACGAGGTTGCAAATACCGTAAGGCTCCTGATTATAGTTACCAGTACGACTAATGTAATGACCAGAAGTCGCAGTAATTACAGCAGTAAGAGTAACAGTGTTACCTGAAACTGATGCAACTGTAAAAGCAGAGTTAGTAACGGCAGGACCAGCCGAGTTAACGGTATCAATTACCATGCCAGCTTCAATCCAGTGAGCGTCATCAACAGTAAATGTCAGTGAAGCTGCCGGAGAAGAAGTCAGTTTAGCAAGAATTCCGGTATGACCAAGAGCACCTTGATCTGGGTGACCCCAAGCAATTCTGTTTTCATCCTTACCAACATCAGACTTAAGTCCATCCATTTCCTCATCAAGAGCATTAGAAAAAGCCTGTGAATTGGTTCTAGCAAGACGAAGAAGCTGACCAGTAAAATAAACACGGCCATAACCGTACTTAAGTTGCTCGGTAGCTGCCTTATAACCTTGACGACCTGCGGCCGCCAACTGAGTATTTTCTGCACGATATGAAATACCGTGGTTTCTAGTAGAGCGAACGGGGAAGACAACATACTTACCACCGATGTTCTCAGTAACATCATCTGCGGTTCTTTCTAGCCGCTTAATGGTAATTCTTTCCTCGTTCAACTGATCGTTAATCTGGCCCTCATAAACTTCCTTGAGGATACCAGCGACAGTGGTAAGAGTTGCGGACATTATGAATCAATTCCTCCAAGAATTTGATTAACTAGTGCTTTTCGGGCTGTCTTGTCATGTCTAATCTTTGAAGAATCCACTTGATCCACCGCAGTTCTCCCACCACCAAGAACAGGTGGTGCAATAGGCTTTGGCTTTGGATTGTAATTCTTATTCAGATAATCGTTATAATCTTTTACTGCATCGTCCGGTTTGCGACCATTCATAATTCTCGCCAGAACGGCCATCTCATCGAACTCTCCATGCTTAGTATGCAGCTCCTTCATCATCTTGTCAAGCTCACGTTGGCCCTCTGCATTTTGACGTTCTTGTTCAATAGTTTGCTGGAAGGTCTCAAACTTGGTAGTTTTTGCCTCCATGTCTTTAAACTTCTTCACTAATTCAGGTGAAGCTCCCTCAAACATTGGGTCAACTTCTGGTTCCTGTTCCTCGGGCATATTAAGTAAACCTTCTTCCTTAAGAAATTCGCCGATTTGTGTATAGAGTAGCATAGGATCGGTATCACCGATCTTCATTAGATTAACGGCAGCAACAATGCCATCGTAATCTACACCAAGATCAAGATATCTCTGAAGTTCAGCGGCTCTTGCCTGAGAACTTTGAGTAACTTGTTTTCCCCATTCCTTGTAATACTTCTCTACTGCCGGCAAATCCGCAGGATCAACATTCTTAAGGAATTCATTTACAAACGCATCGTCTGAATCAGGCGTCCCTACAGGGGGCGTATCATCTAAATTAGGTGGACCATTACCATTACCATTAAGTTCAGGCTCCGGTTGGTTGCCCAGATTCAGTTGAAGTGCTTCCAGACGAGTTTGCGTTTCCGTTATCTGTTCCTCCGGCATCAGTTATCTGCTTTCCGTAAGTCTCCAGGTGCAAATTGTAATGTTCCAAGAACAACATTTGCACCTGCGGGTCGAGTTGTTCGTAGGACTGTGATTTCATGAATTTACCGTGAACATAAATATGTGCCTGATGATTATCAAACGTATTTACCATCACGGGATTCTGGAGGGGCATTGGTTCCGGAGGTTGACCAGTTACTACACCTGCGCCATCCAAAGGTGGAGCCTGAGTTTCAGGCTTAACCATCTTCATGTGGAAGTTTTCTCGTTCTGCTTGACGAGTATCAATCGCCAATTCCGCATACAAACGAGAGACTTCAGACATTTCAAGATATTTCAATCCCTCCATTGGAGGAATCAATTGCTTATCAATCAAATCAATAATAAATGCTTGCTTAGCCGCTCTTGAACGAGGAGCCATTGAGCCATGCTCAACTTTAAAATCAACTTGGTCAGGCAATGAATTCTGCTTGAATTGCATCACTTCATAAACTTGGTCGCCAGAAATAATCTGGACCATCTTGTTTTCATCCCAAAATTGTTTAGCAAGCATAACAGATTGATAACCAATAGATTGAACCATTTCCTCCATTGAAGCAATAGTTTCCTCTAGAATGCCGTCGCTTTCTTCTTGCAAATAAGCAATAGCAGAAGCAGCTTCAACACCGGGTGGCGGTCTTTGCCCACCCTCGTATTGATTACTAATATAATCCATATCCATCAAAGATGCTTGTTCAACAACTTGAAAATATGCAGGCAATTCAGGATTCTTAACAGGGGATGGAGGATCAAATCCAGGAGTATATTCAATAACCAATCCAGGTTGTGCAGACAACTTACGAACATCTACAGAACCCTTTGGAACTGCCCATTGCGGCTTTCCAGTAAGATTACGAGCTTCAATTCCTTGTGAACGTGACCTATTGTATTCCTTCTGAATCGGGATCAAGTCTTTAATGATGGATTCTGCATAGAATCTACCTGTAGGGATATGATCTACCTTAGCAAATGGATACTTACCATGTTTGTAAGGGAATACAGACTCAGGAGCATCACCGCCCAAAATGTTACTAGGCTTAGTAGTCTTAGGAATTTGTACAGGTTTTCCTTCTGCATCCAGAACTGGTTTTCCTTCTGCATCCATTTGCATTTCAGGTGGTTTCTCAGCCATAAAAATAAGCTGCGAATTTGAAATAACAAACATTGCACCCTCTGGGAATTCTGAACATGGCTTGACCCAGAATTCTTTAAGGAATACATGATCCTTTACGTCACCCTTTTTAGCAAGCCCAAGACTAAGTCTGAACTTAGATTCAGGAATGTCCGCATTAGAATCAGGTTCGACCTCAACGCCATACAGAGCTTTGACGGCTTCAACTGTTGTGGCAATTCCATGACACACCCATTCTTGCTCTTGAATATCTTGTTCCTCAAGATTAGGAACCCAGATATGAAAAGGAGATGGCGCAAGATATGAAATATCCTTCGATGGATCGAAGTACGTTTTCATAAATCCTGTACCGCAAACACCTCTCCACCAGATAGTTTCACGCTTTCTGAGTTGATAATTCTTCGAATCAAGAAGTTGATCTGAAATAGCAGTAGCCATTCTGGCTTTTGCCAAATCCTCATCGTCTGGAGTCTGAGGAATAACGTACCAAATTCCTCGTTCCTTATTGACCTTCGAGTTCTCTTTGCGGACAATAGTCTTAATGCGATTAGCTACAAGTCTAACTCTCCATGCAGCTGCTTTTGGCTGAGACATAGAAAATCCAGTAGTCGTCGATCCTGTCCACTGCATATAATGCTTGCCAAAATACATGGCAAGATTATTATACCATTCTTTCTCGAATGGTTGTCTTTCAGATTTTGCAAGATCAAACTTAGTTAAGTAATCAGCTACTAATTTCTGATCCGGTGTCGAGCTTATCGAGTTCGCCATCTATTTCGTTCCAAACTCCATCAATATAGGGTTCTTCATGATCGTCGTGGTCTAAATCCGGATCCAAAGATGTATCAGGTTCATGAATCTTCGGTGTTGAAATGTCCGAGGGCGAAAGCAGAATGTGCGACTTCGAGACTATCAGGTTCAATTGTTGAATAGTCTCTATTTGGCACCTGATCTGTTCCTTCTGCGTTGCTATCACGTCCATCAACAGTTGAATCACTGGTTCCGGCTGAAGTTCCATCTGCATCCGTTCCTAACATCTTATCGACCAACTCATCCGCAGTAGGAGTAGTTGATACAGGAGGGGAAATTGTTTCATTCTCCATATCAAGACGAGATTGCAAAGCATATCTCATCTCTTGATTCTCTACATCTTTTGCATTCAACAAGTCACGAAGCATGAAAACTTCGTCTTGAAGCGTTCTAATCTCATCCTTATTGGCTTCCTGTAGGAAACCTCTGGATACTAGGTAGTGGGAGAGGTATGGAGTAAGCTTACGATTAAATTCAACAATTAGACTAGTGATGCATTCACTGCACAAATAGATAACACCCTCAGTAACGTACTTAGCATTATGCTCGTCAGTCTTCTCAAATTGAGTATCAATACCAAGATCAGTAAAAAACAATCGTTCATTGCCTGCTCCGCATGAAGCGCAAACAAACGGGTTTGCAACAGGCTTATCCATAATCTGAATTGGTCTCATTTTATTCTTTCTGCTGTTCGAGGAAATAATTTAGCTAGCCCTATCCTCAATAGGAGATAAGGAACTCTAATATATTTCACAGTTCGCTTCCCAAAAATTCGTCGATGGTTAATTCGTCTTTATATGCCTGTTCCCAATCGTAATCGGTTGCTGGCCTAGCAATGTGCAATCCTTGAATTACTTCTCTTTGCGTGTTTTCTATAAACTTAGTAGGACGAGACATGCATCCATAACGTATAGCATCCATTGCATGATCGTCTTTCTTGACAGGCTTTTCCTTCAAGTTACTACGATCACGAATTTTTGTAAGGTGTCTGTCCCAACGATACTTACGTAACTCTTTGAGTGTTTCTTTACATCTTGTCGTTATGATGAGCTGTTGCTCACGGAACATTATCTGCACATAGGAGATACCACTGTCAACATTGTTATTTCCCAAACCAATGAATATTCCGTGTTCAGCAAATTGAGCTTGTCTTGTGACACCTTGCTCTGGATCTGTTTGAGCCAGCGCTGGATCGCCAATAATGTACTGAGTGCTGATTCCTAATTCTAGTTGACGATGCAACCATTTGCTAGCTAAATCAGGAATAATGGTTTTGTTAATATAAATCTCATTATAAATGATAATTTTGCTATCTTCATTATACGCACCAAAAAGGATAGCAGTTGGGTTATTAAACCCATGGTCTATCATTTGAAAATGAGACCAATTATCACGTAGTACAGGCCAACGAGTAGACTTGAGAATATCAGGACATACATTATTAGTAGTCGTGAAAACTTCTCCGTAAACCAATCCAGTATGCGAAATATAAACGCCAGTGGATCTAGTTTTCTTCTCTTCTGCACTCATTGTCTCCGTAAGTCTATCATAGGCTTCTCTACGAATATACGGATTTTCAAACGTCTCTACTTCAATTACTTCAACAGAAATTTCTCCAGCTAAGGCTGGTTCATATAGGGTATCGTAGGTCCAAGACATTTCAATAAGTGGAGTCATAGTCATCCACCAATCACCATCTGTGTCGATTAGACGAACTAGACATTCCTTAAAAATTTCACTTGGGGGTTCTTCATCAAACCAAGTCCAATTTCTAGATGTACCTTGAAATTTCTCACGTTCTTGTTCATAAGACATAAACTCTACAGTTGAACCATTATTCAACGTAAGGATTTTATCAGTCTTAGAGTATGATTTGTCCCAAGAATTTTCAATAAGATATTTAGTTGGGAGCCATCTTTGAATTTCTGGAATAATAATCTGGTTAATACCCAGATTAAAATCAACACCTACGACTCTACCTCTCGTTGGTGCTTGAGGAATGTAATCTAAATGGAATTCTTCGCCGTTCTCGTCTCTAAGAGTATGCTCTCCAGTCATATAACAGACTGCTAGAGCCGCTCCTCCAACTGTTTTACCCGAACGGTTTCCGCCCATAAACATCTTGCCCTTCTTCTTTGAGGCAAGAAATCGTCCTTGTTTACGGTTGTTAGCTTTGAACCCCCCGATACCAGGGGTCAACTTAGCTCTACGGACGGAATTAATAAGCATCCTTTGCAGGTCTTGCAAAGGAAGCTCATCTGCTTTACGTGGCATTAAGCTGTCGCATCCCTAAACCTACAGGCGAGAACACCTACATCTGCGGCAAAAGTATCTGAAGCATGTCCACCAGTTCTTTGAACTCTCATAGTAAGACAAGTAATTTCAGTTAGGGCAAAATATATACTCTGATTAAGTGCTCTCTGATACCAAGCATACTTATTAGTTAACCCTGGCATAGCATGAACTACGGTAGACTGTATGATACTTTCATTTTGATATGTTGCCAAATCCATCACTTGCAGATCAGTGAAGAATCTAACATTCCCCACACCAGCACTAACATTATGAATAAGCAGATCAACTGTAACAGCTCTCCATGTTGGTGGAATATCTGCAACAAAAGTGCATTCGGTATTAACAGCATCAGCCATCAATTTACCAGGAATCTGCATAGCATTCAGCAAAGTATATTGCGATGTATCATCATTCAGCGGATACCAACAAATGATTTCTTTAGGGTTTCGAGGATTACTTCTAATAGGATTCATTTGAGCAATAGTATTATAACCATTGCCTAAATATGTATATCCTTTAATAGTATCATATACCTCCTGCCCAGCAGGAGGAACATACGTATTATCTACTGGGAATGAATCACTCCGAATTAAAACCATCGTTAGAAATCCCCCAGGTTGCTCCGAATGTTGCTAGTGTACCACCAATTACAATAACAACATCAATCAATGTAAAAGCACCATCTGCAACAGAAGCAATAAGTCCTGTTCCTAACGCACCAATTCCAGCTGCAATAGCCTTACGCATCTTACTCATGTCTCCACTTTCTGTAGGGTTCCTTTTACACACTTAATTTCTGCCGCCACAGGTTCTACTCCTTAAGCATAGGCTCTAACGGACAAAAGAATATGCACCGTATCCTGAGAATAAAGAGAAATTTCACCTCGCTCATTAACTGGAAGCCATACAGTAGCTGGGATAGCTTTACCGATTTCAGATTGCTTCCAGTTGATAAATGAATCAGATGAATTAACGCCCAAAAATCCATCACCTTCTGCTACGTTTTGAGGAATTACAGTAACAGTAACCTCTACAGCAGTGGGGAAATTAATACCATCATACTTCTTTACGCCATAAGTTGCCATTCCCGGACCCTGTGGCTTATCATCATCATAAACTCTTGAATCATAGAAACGATCCGGAGGATCTAGAAGTGTAAACTTATCAATCACCTTGTTACTCCCTACTATTCTATGGAAAGTTCCATCTCTAGTCATCTTATAAGCCCACTCACCAGGACATCCCGTTTGATCCATGTCCCTATGTCCATTAACGAATACACCTTTGGGCATTTGAGTATATAGCTTATTAACTCCATCAATCATTCGTTGATTGGGGATATCGGCCTGACCAATCAAAAGAACACAGCTGAAGATTTCTAAGTTATCTGCAATCCTAGGATTACCTACAATATCATCTTCACCGTGTTCAGTATCCATACCGTTGGAGGCGGCTCTATATCTATCTCCTCTACCTTCATAGGATCTTCCAGATAGCCCTACAGCTGAGGAATATCCAAAAGAATATCCTGTAGGAAGTCTAGCCAGAAATCCTTCATGAAGTTGATTCATCAAATCAACTTCATTTCTACTAGCCAAACTTCCAACTGAACCTACAAAGTGGACGTTGAAATACAGAATCCTAGCCCAGCTATGAGCAGGTCCAGTAATTTTAGGGAGAGATGATTTTCGCCACTGACTCTCTGTGAGATCATAGGCAATGGTCATCTACGCCAACCTCGTCCAACAATAAATAGAACGCATACGATGATGGCAAGAATGATTAGAAGCTTAACGAGATCAACAGAGTAGGCAAGAATCATTATTCTGCCTCTGCTGATTCAAGTCTGTATGCCAGAGATGCATCAATCCTTGTATTCAACTGCTCCACGAAATAATCCCAATCTTCTACCTCATCAACAGACTTAGCTTCCATATCAGGAAGATTGGCATGTGCCAGGCGAACAACCAAATCCTTCAACTTAGTGATTTCTTTGACTGCCGGATCAACCTTCTTGGCAATTGTCTTCTTTTTTGGTGCTACCTTTTTAACAACGGGTGTTACCTTAGTAACAAGTGTCTTGGTTACCTTCTTAACTGGAGTTACAGCTTTCTTAGCAACTGTCTTTTTTGCAACACTTTTCTTAGCTGGCATGTCTCGTCTTTCTGTTATGTTGATCTATTTGTGGGCCAGTAACCTCTACTGGATTAAGTGTTCCTCGCACCTTTACTTCGTACTTGTCATAACCTTCTACCCAAGTAATCCATTGAATATCTTCCGGTTTTTGTCCAAGTACTTCTGCAACTAACTGTCTATTAGATTCAGTTACATTCATGGCTTCTCCTTTTGTTCAGGATCCAGCACATCCATAGCCATATGTCGATTTTCTTGGTCAGACCTATCTACCGGATCAATTGCCTCAATTCGTCTAGTTTCCCCCTTTCCGCCCAATTGACCAATACTTAGTTCATTGAATGTGCGAACTTCTTTCTGAACGTGTCCAGCACGAAGCATAGCTAATCCAGCAAATATTGCACCAATAATTGATACAATTCCACCAGTGATTGATGATACCACAATTACAATACTTACATCAGTAATGGCAAGCATTAAACTTTTCTCCAAACATGACCCTCGTCCAAAAACCCGTGCCAACCATCACTCTTAGTACTTTGTCCAGCAGTATCACCAATACTTTGTCTAATTTCCAAACTACCGTCTGCGCATTCTCTATATGTATGGGGTGGAAATAAAACATGCTGAATTGATCTGGCACGAGCCGGTGCGTCTGCATCTCTTGCATTTGGCTTTAGGAAATAACAGGCTTCTTTATCCCCGTTATATCCCTTAATAGGCCCGCAGTAATCACCTGGTTTAGTAATTTCCGCAATTGATGCAACTCGTCTACCTATCATCTAGACTGCCTTCCTAGTTAGTCTGCGCCATAGGTAATTCCACCAAACTGCGTAGGTGGGGCATGGCCCTCTATGTCCTTCTCTATTGGTGCAGTACCAACCGAATGGAGGTAGCTTACATCTGTTGTGCTTAGTCACTTTAGCTTGCCTTTAATAGTTCTGCAATTGGAGTCTGCTCTAGTTCTCCCGCAATGCGATCCATCACGTCATTCGATACGTTGCGACTTAGGATTTCCATTAGTGCCGCTATCAATCCTACGAGGTTGATCGAATTCTGGTCCTGAGGTCTGTATCTGTTTGTGAATTCGTGGTAGTACTTGATAGCCTGTAAATCGCCATTCGCTACGTTGCGGGCAATTCCCATCTTGGCATCAATATCTGTTACCGACTGGAATTGAATCTCCATCAAGTTTTTAGCGTACTCGAAATAACTCGGGATACTCAACCAGGCATTCCACATAGATTCGTTTACGCCCAATGTACTTAAATCTTTGAACTTAGCGCCTTTACTGCGACCTGTTGCTTTGCACATGACATTGCAAGCAAGCACAAATCTCGGATCGAACTCAGTCCCTACAGGAGACTGTACCTTTATACTTCTAAAACTATATACGGGAAGCCCACGTTTTGCAAGTTTGGGATTAATGATGTCTTGAATTTCCTGTAGACTAATTCCGTTCTCTACAAACTTGGTAAAACTAGGCAATTCGCTATTGACCCAGAAGTACTTCTCAATCTCCGCAGTTGCTTCGATAATCAACATCTCGTGCGGATCAATTAGATCGAAGTTAACTAGAGTAGTTACACTATTAGTTGAGGGTTCGCTCTGTTCGGAGGGAGAAAAATTTTCTAGAAGTTCTTGTTCTTTGGTTTCTAGAAAAGAAGAGGTCTCACTAATTAGATCATCAAAGGAGTTATTGCTCATTAGGATTTCCTTGTGTGTCCATTAAAATAGGTGCGTCGCAATAGGGGAGGTAAAAGTAAAATCCGGGATCGGTTAACAAAACCTGTTAAGGTCGCCTAACACTAGTAGTGAAGCGTACCTACCATGTATTGTCAAGTATCCTTTACACTTGTATCTTTGCAGCCAGCTTGCAAAAAGAAAGGTGGCTTCAAAAAAGCAAGCTGAGTGTGACGTTTGTCACATCTGTTTATATCTTAGTTATATCTATTGTCTTTTAACTGGCGTTCTGCGCATAATAGGGACGTGCCAGAGAACCAAACAGAAAGGTAGGACATGGCAACGACACCAAAGCAAGAGGAAGCGGTAACTCCCGAAGTTGTTACCCCTAAGAAGCGGTCACCACTTCAGCAGGTGATCGAGGATAAAATGCTGCAAGAACTTGTTTCAGGTAGCATCTGGACTCTTGACGAGACTGAGATTGTTGCTCGCAAGGCAACACTCGATAAGTTCCGCAAGGTTATCTCGTCGGCATACCGTATGTACGATGAGGAACTCAAGAATCAGCGGAAGATTCACGGTAGTGACCATCTCAAGGATGTTACCTACTTCCGTAATCCTCGCACGGTCAAAGAAGGGACGTCTTTGATGGAGGATCTTTCTTTCGGAGACGACGACGACGCGAGCTAGGTAATGCAGACCTGAGTATGTCTTAAAACTGCTCAAGTCAATCGGCAGTCAATCGAAAGGATAGGCAATGAGTGAGGCAACACATATAAGTTTGCCTGATGTATGCGAGCACATTACTCGCATGGATATCATCAGAGCTAAGCTGGCAGGTAGCTCGAATACGGAAATATTCGAGTCAATCAAAGAGCATCAAAAGGAATATCACTCCTCGAAAGGGGAGTGATATTTATTTTTGTTCAGAGTGCGTCGCATAACTAGTACCAGTCTATATAACATTGTTATAAGTAATAACTATTAGCAATTAACTATTAGGTTTGCTCTATTAATATTTTCGTAAATGTAATTGAGATGAGCCCTACAAGGTGTAAATAGCCATCTAATAGATAATGTGTATATGATCTCCCTAGATACAAACCCCTGTTTGCATGTCTGTCACTATGGAGGTGTTAAATCTCGAAAATTGGAGGAAGTACTGACTACGGGTTTACAACCCTGTCAGTTACTTTCCTAGAATCGTATTTCAAAAACAGTGCCCTTACGCTGGTCTTTTATACAGTGCTCACTATCATACTGTAACTCTGACTAACCACCTCACAGCCATCCTGCCATACCTGCCAGCTATCCAGCGGCCATAGTAGGCAGCTATCCCCTCACCCTATCCACGAACTATCGAGATATCCTTGACTTCATACTTTATAACTATGCTAATGGTAGACCTATGGGAATTAAGTGGTCTAGCCATGTCATCTGTTTTGGAGGAATATTAGATGGACAAGAGATTCCATTGTTAGGTATAAGAACAGATGTACTAGGAGCCAATGCAATATATGAATACATACGTATCTCTAAATCTAGAATCATAGCCGTTTACGCAGGGAAAATAAAATGAGAAGTTACGAGCAACATATTTCCGACTGGATTATGGATCATCCAGGACAAAACAGACAAGATATCATTGCCGCTTTTCCACAAGTAGCGCCTAAGACAGTGTATCTTAATGTGCAGAAACTAATAGGTAAATCATTAGTGGAGGAAGACAGGCATGGTTTGTTGCGAGCAAGTGTTAAACTAAACAACCAATCTAAGGATGAGTGGCCTACTCACCGGATTCTCAAAGACTACGTAAACGCAACACCAATGACTAATGCGTTTGCTAATCAAGACGACTTGTTCAAAGAGAGATGCACCGAACTGTCGCACGAATATAGCCAAGAGATAGGTTATCTCCTCATTAACGCAACTGTCCTGTATGCAACTGTCCAGAACTTAGACGTATGGAAAGCATACGAACAAAAGAATCCTATTGATAGAGAAACACTTGATGGTGAGTTAGCTAGACTTGAAGATTTATTTAGGCGGATTAGAACCATACGTACTACCGCTGCTTAATACCAAGAAATGTCTTGACCTGTAGGCCGATCTGTGAGACGATGGAGGGGCGAGAGCTATGCCCGGAAATAGGAAATAGCCGGGACCGAAATAACTACTTGAAAGGTAGAAACCAGAATGATAGATAGTGAGATGGAATATACATACAAGTTTGATGTTCAATGTGAATCAAACATTGAACTTAACGCTGCGGCTATTGAACATATCCGTCACGAGATAGAAGATTTTATTTACCATACGGTATCTGATAATCCGGGTATCCATTTCGTTCAGGTTAATGAAACACCTATTAAGCCTCATGCTGAGACTATTGGAGAATTGTCTGATAGATTCTGCGATTTGGCTAGAGAATTTGCTAATAAGGAATGGCAATACTCATCTCGTAGAGTATGGGCAAATGAACTACGTGCTCAGAATCGCATTACGCCAGATGAAGTTAAATTACTTGAAGTGTATTATGGTAACCTTTGGACGTATGTAGGAGATTGAAATGAACGAACATGAAAGACTAACAGCACAACTTAATCGCGGTATCATTACTCAATCTGAATACGATATTGCGGTATCTTCATTGGGAGTAGTGATCGATATTACTACTGAGGATAAAGTAGTTCTTCATCAGGGTGATAGGGCTTACAACTATTACGATATGAAGCCAGGAGTAATAGGAGAAATTAGTAAGTATCCACAACCTAATACAATGATGGGGCAGAACTCATCTACACCAATAGAAGAATGGAATAACTATTGGTTCGACTTCAATCACGATGATGGTTCATCTACTACATTAGATGGATCACGTATTTGTTCCATTGCTTTTGCAACTAAGAGAGGTTGGATTAAGTAATGGAAACAAATCCTAAGGAAATAATGGAGATGTTTCTCCCTATTACAAAAGAGATGATTGTCGGGGATGTTATAGTAGTCCCCGATCATCGGTGCGATATACACGATACGCAAGCCCAATTAGCGTCGCAATTCATGCACGCTTACAATGTTGATTCCATGCAATGCCACCATTATTCTGGTATGACAATTACGTTCCGAAAGGTTAAGACGGAGAATGAGCAAAGTAATTAAGTGTACTGAGTGCAACCAATCTGGTGGTACTATACCTAAGTACTATCTGGACGATGTTATTGAGATGATGCACGAGAATTGTGTTGTGCAAAACATGCAGCGTTATATGGACAGAAAGGATGCCTTGAAGTGACTAACAATAAGAACGTGTTCTATGATCTGGAGATATTTCCGGATCATCTGGGCTTCCTAGATAGTGCCGATAATCTCAAGAGTTTCGAGTACGCTGTTAAGGCAAAGGTAGAAGAACTCGAAACTATTATGGATGAGAAAGCTACACCTACTGCTAAGTTGGAAGATACTGCTCGTAAAGAGTACAGAGATAATCCGGCTCATAAGAAGCAGATGAAAGAAGCGACTGGCGAAACATTTGGAATCCTGTATGAAATGGGTGAGAGTTTGCCTTTCCCCGTTATTTACGGAATGATTGATGAGCTTCGTAAGTTGGCGCAAGACTTAGAGAATAGCATTCACGACCGTGCTAAGCGTGAGTCACTTACAATGACTGAGACAATCAGCGATAAAAAGATGGCGCAAGTTCAGCATAAGCGTTTGCGTGATGCATGGCTACCTATCAAGCAAATAGCGTCGCTAATGTATGAACTCACGCTATTCACCATCAAGTCACGTCCGGGTAATTACGCTGCGAGTCCGGCTAAGACATATGCTTTCTTCTTCCCCAATGAGGATGAGGAATATTACAACTTCCGTGTTGTAGCTCGTAGACTCGGCATTTATGTAGAGGGTATTATGTACATGGATGTTATCGACTACGCTGACGCTCACCCGGAATTGGTGCAGGTTAAGGAAGTGCTACTGTGAAGCGATTAGTATTTGATGCCGATGAATGGCGTAAAACTGGGGATATTGGAGATAACTCCCAGTTCTGGAAAGAGTGCCAGATACCCGTCATTAGTAGTGACGGAACGGCTACCGTTATATTTCCAGACGGTAGAGTTAGCAAGGGTCATTTCGTTAATGCAATGAGGGAGATTCCAGAATGAGTGGCTATTTGCTAACTCATATTGAAGACGGGGAATCTCACGATTTACCTAGCCCAGTTGATGACCATGCTGTTATGAACATGCTCGTCAAACTCCTCGCAAATAATCTCATTGAAGATTTGCATGTAACCACAATTACCGGCGAAGAAATTATTGTAGTGAAAGGGTGAATGAAATGCCTGATGCATTAACAGCCATTATTACATATCCCATCAAAGTGAAGTACGAGATACTTCGTGGTGATCCTACTGATGACCAATTGAAAGAAATTCTGTCGCATATTCCACCAAACTACTCAGTTACGAACTATATAGCTTGCACAGAAAATCTGGATCGTTGGACTCATAGTCCAGATCAGATTACTCCGGTTGATGAATACCATGAATCTTGGAAGTTTATTCTTAGGGTTTATATCATGTCGTGGCACGCTACTACTGAATTTGGTTGGGAGTGAAGTGACGTGAATGATTTTTCCTTTGGTCCCTTTGAACCTAAAACGGCTAAAGAAATACCAGATATTAGTTCCCTTGAGTTGCATGAGGAACTAGAAACTATCTCTACTTCTGTAGGGAAAGATAACCTGGCTAATAAGAGCATCGCAGAAATGACACTAGCAGAGGTTGAAGACTCTCTTACGTATGTCAACTACGAACTCGTAATCGAGGAAGAAACATACGCTAAGATTCATGAGGAAATGCGTATCCTCAGAGATAAGTTGCGTGCATTAGATGAGACACGCTCAATTGTTCTTGAGTCTATCAATAAGCACAAGGATGATAAGCTATTCCTTGCACGCCGCAAAGAGCAAATGCTCAAGGATGAGCTAAAGAATAAGGCTATCGAAGACACAGCTAATAAGGTCTTCGAAATTATGGCTGATAATCCTTCATGGGGTAAGGCTCACCTATATCAAAAGGAAGATGTTGTCATGACAATTCATGCATATCTTTCCGGCTTTAAGGGTTTCTTGAATGCCAATGATATGGGTTTAGGTAAGACTAAGGAAACATTTGATACGCTAACAATCTTGTCCGTTCTTTTCGAGGCTGAATACGATCGCAAACCCCGTATCCTTTGGCTTACTAAGACTTCCATTCTTAAGACTGGCGGTACTATTCGTGAGGGAAAGAATTGGGCACCAAATATTCAATTGATTCCGGTAGAAGGATCAATGAATAAGGTACAACGTGAGGCTTTCTTTGAGATGATTGATGAGTTTGGTATGTCATGTATTACCAATTACGAATCAGTCCGCACAACGGAAGCCCTACAGGATATTGAATGGGACTTCATTGTAATGGATGAAGTTCACAAGCTTAAGGGCGGCGCTAATATATCCGGCCCTACCGCTGTATGGAAGTCAGTATTTGATCTGACTCGTAATTGCAAGATGCAGATTCTTATGTCTGGTACGCCTATGGTTAATAAGGTGACAGAGATGTGGGCATATTTGCATATCTTTGATCCAGAGCGATTCCCGTCGGCCCGGCAATTTGAAAATGCGTTTACTTCAATGATGTCAGTTGCTGGCGAGTTTCAATTGGTAGTTGACGCTGACAAGTTATTGAACAACGCATTAGTTGGACGCATGTGTAAGCGTCGCAAAGATGAGGTAGGATTACAAATGCCTCCTGTTACACCATACGAACAACGGGAAGTATTGCTTGAGATGTTGCCTGCACAAAAGGCAGTGTACGAGCAAATGCGGGATCAATTCTTCGTATGGCTAACAGATCAAGATCAAGAGAAGACGTTTACTGCCACGGCTATTATTGCCCAGCTTATTAGGTTGCGTCAATTGAATGTCTGGCCCGTTATTGACTTCAAGAAGTCTGTAGTTGATCCATTCACAGGAATGCCCGTTACAACAGATGATGGTAAACTACTGGTTACTGTTGATAGGTTGGATGTTAGAGAGTCCAGCAAAATAGACGAGGCAATGGACACTATCGAAGCGATCGGCGATGAAGCTATTGTCATATTCTCCACGTTCAATGAACCATTGCGAGAAATTCAGCGTCGCTGTTTGGAGCAGAGTATTACTTGTGACTTGTTGATTGGAGAGAATAATGATAACTTGACTAATCTTGAGGTTGGTTTCCAACAAGGCAAAATACGAGTCCTCTGTGTCAACGCAGCAATGGGCGAGGGACTTAATCTACAAAAGAATCCCGAGCAGTGGCCTGGCGGGGCTAGTTATGTCGGTTTCTTGGACCTTTGGTATAATTCTGGTCGTAATGACCAATGTACTGATCGTGTCTTTCGACAAGGGGCAAATGAAGCAGTGACAGTATTTCACTGGAAGAACGAAGATAGTGTTGACCAATGGCTTGACGAGATTATTAAGAAGAAGGACAATCAAATCAAAGGTATCATGGAAGATCAGAAACTGCGTCCTGGTGAATGGGCTGCCTACTTGAAGAAGCTCATCTAATGGATACTATAGCTGGTATTCCAACGCAAGATATAGTTCATGCTTTACGAACAGCTGTCACTGAGGCTAGAGTTACGATACGAGAACTTGAGCAACGACGTACTGAGCTGGAAATGGATTGGCGTAGAGAGGATTTGGATTTACGTGAACAAATTCGTGAGATAGAATCGCAAAATAAGACTGCTAAGGATGCACTCAAGGCATTAATGCCGCCTAGAAATAAATCAGAGATGGCTAGAGAAATTCTCACAAATGTTTATCAAGTGTTTCTTGAGCATCCTACAGAAGAATTCTCCCATGCTAATATGCTAGATGAGTTAAAAGATTTAGCTTGGGAATATGAGGGTAGAGGATTTGAGAATAGAATCCGTGCCGCCTTGAATAGTCTAACAGAACAGGGCTACCTTTCTAAAAGAGAGAAAGAAACTACTAGTAGGCGAATGGTCCACCTGTTTAAGATTCGCAACAAGCGTAAGAAGTTAGAACTACGGGAGTTGGTAGATGGTAGTTAGATTAGTTATTATATTTCTTATTGGTTGTGGTTTTGGATTTATAGCTTCGAAAGGTAGATGATGTATACTATACATACGTATCTATGCGGTGAAGATGAAGTTGAACTTATATGTCCTTGGGGTAGTGGTACTGGAAATATACCCCCTCCTAGCATAGAGTTTGGAATTACAGACAAACGGTATACTTATATTAAATCTGAAACGTTGAAGAATTTCGTAATTGAGAGGTGGTGAATAATGGAGATTTTCATTTATTCTGGAACTGCACTAGGGGAACCTGTAATGCGCATTGAGAATGCTGAGGAAGAAAATTATCCTGAGGAAGAATCGCATAATGGTGTAATAGATATTGTTGTTCATGCTCATGGAGACGATTGTAATGCATATATTAAAACTCAGGGAAAGGATTGTGAGGCCGCTAGATTAGCTTGGTACGCTGCAAAGAAAATGTATCTTGCTAATCAAGGAGAATTATGGGCACGTTAGCAATATCTGTAGATCACGCTATTGGATTTTTCGCAGTATGTGCGCTAATATTCACTATTATATTCGCCCGACTTACTAGATATAAGGACAATTGATGTGCTGGGCATGTGAATTAGAAAGAATGAGGTATGAAGCCTACAGAAGAAATCAACGTAAATATGATCTATTTATGATACTATTCATAGCCTCTCTATTGATAGCTATTGTGTTGATGTTGTATTGGAATTCAACATCATGAGATACAAATTCTATTGGCCGGAATGGCCGGAAACTCATACTCAGGATGGATTGTGGAGTTATAAAGCTTTAGCTCTTATTTTATTGATTGTATTTTTACTTGGCCTACTAAGTACGTGGGCTTGTTTGGCATTACGATGAAACCTATGGATATGAGTTTTAAGGATGGATTTATGTTTGGACGTAAGAGAATCCCGCTTTGGTCTACCTTTATGGATTGGATTTGTGATACATTTCATAGAGAATATTGGGAGTACGTGTATCATCCGCCTATTAGAATCCTACGCTGTTTGATGTGTGAAAAGATACAGTGCATTGATGACCCTAAAGATAACCCCTGTAGGATGGATCATGGACGTTTCGGACCTAATTGCCGCCAACGCTGAATTACTCAAGGGATTTACAAGGTCGAAGAAAGGTAGATCTAATGTTGGAGATGATATCTTCATATACCAGAATCGTCCAGTTGAGAATACCAATTGGCGTAAAGATCGCAATGTTGTGTTTGTTAACGTATTCTTTCCTACAGAAGTACCGGCATTTGATTTTGCGAAGTCTATTGTTCTGCATAATCATACAGTATTCGAGCGTTGCACCAGGGATAGATATTGTCACCTGGTCGGATATAATGTCGAAGATCGGCATTCTCGTGAGTTTAATCTTGTTTGGAACTATCTTTACTATCCGCAGGTTTCTCCTGTGGTATCTATACACTTAGATTTTACTATGTAACTGATGATTGGAGAATGAAATGAAAACACATTTAAATCATGTTAGGTATGCATTACGCACTATGTGCGGTAAACGAAATAAATGGAATGAGATTCCAACTACTGATGATTGGAATGAAGTTACTTGCAAGGGCTGTTTGAAGGCTGGAAAAATGAGAGGTTTGGTGTCTGAGTGATGGCAATTCAAAAGGTAATAGTGAGTGATACTCCTATCACAGAGGAACTCTTTATGGAGTTTCTTAAGAAGGAGAAAGTATTGAAAGGTTTTCCCTTCTTTCTAGAACGAGCAGATAGTACGACACTGAAATTAGCGACGACTTGGCTCATTAATTTATTAGTGAGCCTCAATTCATTTCTATTGGAGAAGCAACAATGAAGATTGAACCTATCTCAGATAAAGACGAATTGGTATCTGGTCAAAAATACGGCTTTTACTACGGAGGTATTCCTATGGTAGGAATTCATAAACCAGGAAAAGGTAATGAAGAAAAATATCCAACATTCTCCGTGGACGGCACGCTATATTCTGTCAATCGCAACGAGGTGGCAACAAAGGCGGTTAGTGATGCCTGAGGATACAACTAAAGAGATACAACTTAAGCGAGAGATTTGTTCACAATGTTGGTATCAACATGAACGTGTTACCTATAACGTAAATGGACGTTGCGATAGATGTGGCGGTACTGATTGGATTGATGCTGGTATTACTCAAGAAGATGCAATTGATGCGACCCTACAGGAATTACACGAAATATTTGAAGATGAACCTCCTGGTATGTGGGAACATGCCGATTATTCGGGTGGTGATCCAAATGAGCAATCGCATTCAGCTAGAGAGAAAGTTCAACAACAACTGAAAGAAATGAAAGAGAAGAAGTATCCAAATCCGCTCCGTAAAACCGGCTTCTTTAAGGACTAAAGATGCAACTGTATGAGTTTTTGTTTGTACAACCTGGTGATATTAAATCTCTACAACGAGATCCTAAGACTGGTGATTACACGATTAATATGCGAGATAGTACAACTCCGATGCATGTGTTATCTGAGGAAATTGTTAAGCATGAATTGATTTGGAAATCATATGAACTTCGACCGTTAGGAAAGTGATGGCAAGAGATGAAACTATTCTTGACTGGCGATCGACTGGAAGACGCAAAGCAAGACGAGCATTATTTAACGCAAGAATTGAATTCAGTTGCGTGGGTTATACGGATGCGCAAGGACGATATCATCCGTGTGGTAAAACAACTAGAGTACCCCCTAAAGATGCTCCTTCGTTCTTTGATGAGATATGGCCTACTGAAAAAAGAGTTTTATCGCCTCAAAGTCTCCAAGCAGATCATGAATCTAAAGAATTACAGAACAATGATGTAGAGGACCTTAATTGGAGATGTTCTTCTTGTCATAAATTAGCAGATATTCAAACTGCTAAAGGAGAATCGAGAATTGAAAATGATTTATCTAGTTTGCTCCGGGTATGCCTAGCGCATAGCTGGCGTCTATGCCGAATGGATACCTGGCAACTAACGGAAAACTCTTGCAATCATACTTGAAATGTATGCTAGTGGAGGATGTCGGGACCACTAGGTCTTAAACCAAACAAACAATCAACGAACAGAAGGAATGAAATGTCAGTAGATACTGAAGTGCCAACAACTGCTGTGCAGCCAATGTATGACAAGGTGAAGTCTGCAATTGATTCCATTGATGAGAAGTTGGATTCATTGCAGGATTCTGAGGGTGCAACCAGAACAAAGGTTGTGAACGAACTTGTTGAGAAGCATCAGGATGTTACATCGCAGGGAATTGATACCACGATTGCACAGCTTGATTCTTTTGATGACGAGCAACTCGTTGGAGTTGTCAACGGAATTATCAAGTCTTTGAATGCAGCCTTCAAGGAGCGTCTTGATAAGAAGGTCGCAGAACTTGTTGCGGCTGCACCAAAGGTTGAGCCTCTTATTACTGAGGAGCAAGCTGAAGTTCTTTCCAAGCAGCGTTCAGAGTTGTATCAGCAGATTAAGCAGATCGTTTATCTTGCTGAGACAATGGACGGGGTTGAATTGGCAATGCCAAAGGCTCGTCGTGGCGCAATTGGTAAGCGTGGACAACGTGCAATGTCCAAGATGATTTGGGCAATTGATGGTACGATTCTTGATCCTCAGCCGAAGTACAAGGATCTTGCTGAATTGCTCGGTTTTGTTGAGACAACTGGAACTAAAAAGTCTCGTGAAACTGGTAACGAAGAGGAAATCAAGATTTCTCCTTCAACTAACCTTACTAAGTTCCTGAAGAATGCTAAGGTTGATACCAAGAATCCGAAGGATGGTAAGCTTGAAGTTACCATGCCGAATGGTTCAACAGTTCTTTCCGGCTTTATTCCAGGTGTAGATGATAACGTTCCTGAGAAGCCTGAGGAAGATGAAGATGACACTGATGACGATGATGATGATGATACAACGTCAACTAGCTAATTTTACAAGTTCTCAGAGAATGAACCCCACTCTTTGATTGAACTTGTAATGAAGTCCTGAGCAAGACTTTAAAAGGCTCCTTTTCTAAGTTCGTAAGTTGAGCGGGATCACATAGATACTGCTGCCGTTTCCAATCCTAGTAAATAGGGTACTAGGCAACTTATGACTGGGAGTTCTGAGATAGGTCTTACCGACTCGAAGCATTTCATCAGACTTTCTAGTTCATTCATGCAACTAGCGAGCAGTTTGTTAGAGCAGTGAGGGTCAGAACAAATTGGTAGGGGCAAGGCCAATATATAACCTCCTAGCAGAAGTGCTAGTCAATCCACTAATCCTGGGTTAGTATCAAAAATAAGCCCAGGTATTTTCTCTAGGTTGCTGCATATTGTTAAGGTATGTAGGGGTCCAAATGATAGCTCAAAGTATTCCCAGTATCCAACCTAGTTTTTCTCTCCGGCACTCTAACCCGAAGTCGTAAGGCAGATGAGTAGTACGTCAAAATCGGGGATGGCTGAAAGTAGATAAATTTCTACCTTTCAATCTGCTTTCCGAAAGTACTCTGCGCCAGAGTTTTTCTAGAGTAGACGATAGTTACAGGATATGGAGGTTGACCACTTGTAACTATCGTCTACTCTAATTTGTCGTTTTTGTACATCCCGCCTTTGAAACGAAATGGATTGCTGCAAATGAAAATTTCTCAACTCATCAAAGAATTAGCCGAAGCTCAAATGGAGCGTGGAGATATTCCAGTGATGATGGAGTTTCTCTCTATTCCAGAAGATGAGTTAGCAGTGGTGAAAGAAGACCAGGAAACTCATTACGAGGAAATAGACTTCTGTTGTGTAACTCAAATCGGCTTCCGCTTTTTTGCTCAGTTGTCAGTTGAATAGTCGCAATTAGTGGGCGTTCGTAGCTCAATGGATAGAGCAAGAGACTTCTAATCTCTTTGTTGTGGGTTCAAATCCCGCCGAACGCACGATAGCCTTAACTTTAGGCTATAATAATTCACCGATCAAGTGAATTATTGAAGGGAAACGTACCCACGAGTGGTGAGCTAGTAGCATAAAATGCGGAGTAATGCGTGCAAGATGTAGGTTCGAGACCTACCTAGCTTACTATGGAAATTAAAAGTCAAATTAAAATTGAAGATGTGTTAATAGCGCAACTTGCTGTGAACTATACGTTTCTTGCAATGGCTCCCCATGATTCATGGGGGCATGCAGGTTCACCAGCAGAAATGGCTGCTTATGTTGTTGAGACTGCTAGAAAGGAGGGAAAACTTGGATTCCTCATTAATACCGTACTCGGGTCCGGACGATTCGGACCCAACAGAAATGACTACAAACACTGAAGTAATTGTTCCTGATGAAATTATAGCACCTGGTGAATTTCATTTGGAGCAAGTTAGAGCTTATGCAGCCTACGATGCTCAAAGAGCCCAAGCTGATTTAGATAGGGAAAAATGGAAAGAAGACAATTTCTTTTTCCATTATGGAGGAATTAATCTCAAAGGGTTTAAATTCACAGGTGATATACTGAGAGATGTGAATAGCATGATTCAAAAGAATGAAGATGGAACTTATCAGGTGATAATTGATGAGAGGTAGCCGTGTCAAACAACTTAGAACGGACTCCAATCCTAAGCCCGGAAGAATTGGCGGAGGCATCCAGGGATTTGAAATACATTCTCCGAATGCAGCCGCTATTAGACGGGCCAAACTCTTATCCGAGCAGCTTCAATCGGATAGTGGAGATGATGTTGAGGGATCTAGTAAGGCGAACAAAGCTTCCGGAGAACTTCACGATGAGAGTAGAGGTTCCAGCTAGATCAGAGCAACCTCCATTCGTATATATCACAGCAATGTGGAAAGATATATACGATCCTCGTAGTGTTTCTATGAGCTATGGTAAAATTGATGGTATGGAAATGTACCTGTCAATTGCTCCTGAAAGGTTTGAAGATGTTTGGAGACATAGAGTAGATAGTGTGATTCATCTACTCTGGGATCATGAATTGCATGAATATCTTCAATTTGATGGGAAGTGTTTACATGAACCACACCCAGAAGGACGAGATGGTCCTCTCGGATAAGTGGGATGAATTTCTGTCGCACTATCCAACCATGTTTCAAGTGAACAATGAAGTCACATATTCTATGGAAGATGCCATTCAAAGGCGTCAACAAAAAGAAACAGTCTTGTCAGAAGTTTTTATTCAACAACACTTAAGATTGGAGTAATGATGGGAAGCAGAGATGAAATTGAAACCGAAGAATATGATGCGAGTCGTCTAGATGAATTGGGAACAGAGCCTACCCCTCCTAGTGAAAAGCCTGAACCAGAGCCGAAAAGGCACGACGAGGATTTCATTCAATTCGAACGTTCATTCACTAATATTAAGCCTGAGGGAGATCAGATCGAGCGGATCGAACTTCTACGGGAGGAATACAAGGCACTTCTGAATACTATTTGCATGATTTCTGATCGTACTCCGAACAGAACTATTGCTCTCCGTAAGCTTGAGGAAAGCTTGATGTATGCGGTGAAGAATATTGTATTGGAAGCATAGTGCCGTGGAAAGATATACTACTAATCATACTGTGTGTCATTATTTTTCTCACTCTGT